GGAAATCCCCAATCTAAGTGGCATGCCGGCACAATCGGCACTGGTTGGGCAGTTGGGTTGCCCGAAGCCAAGTGGCACATTGGATCCCCCGAGGTCGACGATCGAGTCGGCGATCTGGAGCAGAAGTGGCATGAAGCCGGTATCGGCGCAGTCTAAGACTTGGATTCGAGTGCCGATCTGGGCAGAGGAGAATGGCCTGCCCGAAGACCCTTCTGGTACCACCGTCAAGATGGCTTTCGCATTAGCTAAGACTGATAGCTTGGTGTGGAAGACAGCTGAGTGGGAAGTAAACGTAGCTGTCGATCCTGACGTCTACTATGCTCGATGCCTAGTCGGTCCCAGCGGTGGTACCATTACTTTGACTGCGGGCGAGAGGTATTACGTAGCAGTTCAGATCAGTGGAGCGGGGGTGGCTCCAGAAGTTCCCGTCGTATGGGCAAACCTGCGACTAGAGGTGGAACCATGACGATGCTTGAGCCTAAGTCCATCGATTTCAGTGTAGTTGACTACGACCGCGATCCATTGCCGCTGCCAGCGATGATTGATCGCTTTGGTCATGCTAAGGTAACTAGCAGGAAGCAGCTTCGGGCAAGAGCTCGACGCAAGAAGCAAGGCTTCAAGACAGAAGAATATAAGCGACTCTACAAGCCCGTGGAAGAATGGGATGCTGAGGAGCTCGCTAGAGGGCGGCCTAGAGACAAGAATGGTAATTTCCAGGGTCAGCCACCCCAATGGATTACGCGTGAGCTGCACGAAGAGTCGATGACTCGGTTTCGTCAGGTAATCCGGGATGGCATGAACATCCGGACGAATACTGCTCTAACGGTCATTAAATCGATCCTAGACAGTACCGACACGGATGACAATGGTCGCCCCATCGTATCCCCTTCGACGAAGCTGGATGCGGCCAAGTTCCTTGTGGAACACGTCCTGGGCAAGCCTAAGCAGGTTATGGAGGCAGACATTTCGGTTAGGCTTCAAGGGCTGTTGGCTACGTCCGTGGTCAATGGTACGGGTCTTCCCGCTCCAATGGGTGCTAAGGAGCTTGCCAGTCCTCGGGACTCTATCGACGTCGAGGGGTGGGAGGACACTGACGAGGATGATTGAGGCCCTCGTGGGACTTTGGATCACTACCTCTGCAGTCATGCTGGCGGCTCAGGAGGTCAACCCCTGGGTCCCCAGCGGATTAGCTCTTACCGGCGTAATGGCAGTACTAGCGCTTCTTTGGAAGATCCAAAAGAGCTACGTTAAGACCCAAGATCACAAGATTGCTGTTACTTCGCTAGAAGCGAGAGAAGCTAAACTGGGCGAGGCCCTTTGTGAGTGGAGACTCAACAAGGTAACTGAATACCTGAGAGTTGCTCACGGAATTGCGGTGCCCGATGACATCTGGTCCAATATTCCAGGTCACCTTTCTACTCAGATTGAGCTTCTTTCGGCGGAAAGGAAACGACTCAATGCCTAACCAGCCAGTGTCATCCCAACGAATGCGGGTGTGGATGGTTGAAGTGGCCGCCATCGTCATCTTCATGGCATTGATGGTTTGGTTCATGTCTTCTCAACTTCAAACCGAGCGAGATGCTCGTGAAGATAGTGCGGAAAAGGTTGCGAACGTACTTTGCACCAAAATCAACAAAAATAGTGCGCGTCTTAACGACACCATCGCAATCGCTGCTACCCCTCCGGAAGGCGCGACCCCTCAGCAAATTGCCCGAGCTGAAGAGTTTCGTACTCAGGCACTAAAGGGTTATCATCCACTAGTCTGCAAGAAGTTGGCCAAAGAGCTTCGGGGTGACTAATGACGTGCCTTACCTGCGGGCAGAGCCTCGAGTGGCACCAGCAAAACCGGCCACACCACGAGTTCAGCAGCGAATCCGGCGCCATGAAGGTACCAGAGCCAGCCCAAGAGGCACCTCCCACACCCATTAGGAACGGCGGCGACGCTGTCTTGCGCATGGCACTGCTCAAGGCCGGAATCATTACCGAGGGACAACTGAAGCAAGCTCAACTCTGGGTAGAGAAGGCGGCTGAGCGAGGCCATGCGCTGGTTGTGGAACCTGATCCGGACTGGGAGGGTGAGAGGCAATTCCGCCTCCTCAGCTTCGAAGAACTCTCAGATGAACTGGGTCGAAAGCCATGATGAGCCCACCGATCCACTTCTCGATCGACGTCGTTATCCCCAAGATTATTCAACTAGGCCTCGAACAACTACCATACGAAGCGTGCGGTATCGTCGTTCCTAACCTCGATCGGCCTGCTGAAGACTGGGTCATTCCGATGAAGAATCGGAGCGAAGACCCCCTCAACAGCTACGCAATTGACGTAGCAACGATGAAGGCCCTCGTGAAGAACGACAAAGATGCCTGGTCAGACGTGCTGGTCTGGCACACTCACCCCAGCGGACACGTTGGGCCCAGCAAGCGAGACTGGGACGGGCGAGTACCGGGCCTGAGGTATCTAGTCGTTGCCCTGCCCACTGGAGAGGCTACCCTGTTCTGATGACTCTTCGTCGGATCCATCTGACCTTGTTCATCGTCTGGGTGCTGCTGGTTCCGCCCACGATCATCTTCTGGAAGAACAGCATTGCTTGGGTAGCCTTCATGTCCATCTACGCCTGCATAGGATTTCATGCGGTCGAGTGGCACAACTCACGCATCGAGGAGAAGAACGATGGCGAACTATGATCACCGGCGAGAGCCCGGAGAATCTGAGTACGGTGGGGTCGTTGGGCCAGTCGGAGTTGCCAAGTACCGACGACGTCGAGCATTGAGTGCTTCCGACGAGGCTCGACTGCTCAGGACTACCGGTACGCTAGACCCCAAGGCACCCAAGAGTGATCGGGTGTGGAGGGGCGAAGACATCGAGAAGACTCAGCGCCAGAAGCAGGGGGAAGCTGATGCTGACCGTAGGGCTCGTTGACAAGACGCAGAGGTACAAGCCGGGGTCTTCACTTCTTTTGTTGATGGCCAAGGCGCTTGAGCGGCAGGCTCGATACCACTACGCCCCCATTTGGGGGTATCCAGCAGAAGTAGTGGTGGGGCAAGAAGCAGACCAGCTGATCTACCTCTTCGACAGCCCAGAATCGGCAGGTTACTTGGGATGGCACGACGTCGACCCCAACGGCAATCCCTACGCTCACGTTTACGCCGAGCCTTCATTTTCACATGGCAGCAGTTGGGTAGCTGGCAAGTGGCCCATCTCGGAGACGATCAGCCACGAGTTGCTAGAGATGCTGGGCGACCCGTATTGCAATTCTTACGGGTACGACGGCAAGGGCGATCGACTTTGGTGCATGGAGATGTGCGACGCCGTTCAGAACTCGTCGTACCTCATCAACGTGACCGGTGGCAGCGTACCCGTTAGCAACTTCGTCACCCCCGACTTCTTCAACGCCTACGGCCTCCAGGGGCGTCGATGGGACTACAAGCACGTCTTGCCCGGGCCCTTCACGATCATGCAAGGTGGGTACAGCATCGTTGCTGAGTTGAGCGACGAGACCACCATCGACGGCAAGACTAAGGTCTACTTCGGCCCAGAGCTTCCTGACTGGGAGCGGGCGCTGAAGGTTTCGCCAGGCAGCCGAACTTCATGGAGGAGGTTGTTCTCACCGTGACCGCGACACAATCTCGCGTCCTGAGAAAGGACGTGTACTTCGCAGAAACTGGGTACTATCCTCACGAGGGACAGTGGGAGATCCACTCCTCGTCAGCGAGGCATAGGGCCCTGTCCAACGGTCGACGGTGGGGTAAAACTCTTCTAGGCGGCAAGGAGTCGGAGATCACTTCTGTCGTCCTCAACAAGTTCGGTGACGCGCAGCGAGGGTGGATCGTAGGCCCCAACTACGATGACGGCGAGAAAGAATTCCGCGTCGTCTACGACTCTCTGAAGAAGTTGGGTGTGGACGCGACTTGCTCCAAGTTCTTGAACAACAATGAGAACGGGAACATGCACATCACTACCTCTTGGGGTTGGGATCTGCAGGTCAAGTCGGCTGCGCACCCAGAAACTTTGGTCGGTGAAGGTCTTGACTTCGTAGTCTTGGCTGAGGCCGGTCGATTGCGTCGAGTGGTGTTTACTCAGTACATTCGACCCGCACTCTCGGACAAGCGAGGCTGGTCCTTGATGACCGGAGTTCCTGAGATTGCTACTCAGGAGTCTTTGCTGTACTGGGGTTGGACCCGAGGGCAAGACACAGCTCGTCTCCCTTGGGGCTCCTGGCGAATGCCCAGTTGGACCAACACGGTTACCTTCCCTGGCGGTCGACAGGACGAAGAAATCCTGGAGGCTGAGGAAGATCTGACTGAGGATGAATTCCGACGTCAGTACGGTGGTGAGTTCGTCGAGCGCACAGGGCGCGTGATGAAGGAGTGGGACGACGAGCTGCACCTGGCAAACTTGGAATACCGACCCGATTGGCCATTGTACGCGGCCATTGACTACGGGTACACCAACCCCTTCGTTTGGCTTTGGATTCAGGTCGGCCCCTGGGGCGAGGTGCACGTACTCAAGGAGTACTACATCACGCTGCAGGACACTTCCGAGATCTGCACTCGGACGCTGGCATTCGACCCACTGACCAAGTACTGCTCTGCTTTCTATCCCGACCCAGCTGAGCCGGATGACACGAATACGGTCTCAAGATTGCTGAAGATCCCTGCGAGAAGCGGGACTGGCGGCGAGATTAAGACTCGGTTGTCGCTCATTCGCTCAGCGCTCAAGGTTCGTCCTGAGCATGGACCGGAAGAAATGAAGAGGCCGACGCTGTTGGTCGATCGCTCTTGCACCCGTCTTGCGTGGGAAATGCGAGAAGGGTATCGCTGGCCGATGCATCAGAGCGAGGTCAAGAACGACAGTGAGCTGCCACTTGACAAAGACAACCATGGCCCTGAAGCGCTGGGACGGTTCTTCAAGGGCTACTTCGACGCAGTTGAAGGTACGAGAAGTACTCGACAGCGCCGAGTCAAGCTGAGGAGATAACGTGACCTTCGTCTCAGATGATCCCGGAGTTTACACGCCATACAGCACGGTTAAGCCCCTGTTTGGGCAAGACTTGGCTTTGTGGGCTCCGGACCTGGATAGAGATCGCATCTCAGCATACCAGAAGTACGAAGAAATCTATTGGTCCCACACCGATGCCTTCAAGCTGACTCAGCGAGGCGACGATGATCAGCCCATCTATGTCCCAAACCCGAAGAAGATCGTAGACACAACGTCTCACTTCTTCTTGAAGGGGCTGAAGGTTAGTGCGGAAAAAGAGGGCAACCTCCAGACTGCGCTGGACAAGCTGTTCAAGCGAGAGTTGTTCTACCCCCGCTTTCATACTGCCAAGCACTCAGGGGTGACCAGGGGCGACTTCCTGATGCACCTGAGCGCTGACCCGACGAAGCCCCCAGGTACTCGCATCCGACTCAACAGCCTAGATCCGGCAGTCTACTTCCCAGAATACGACGATGACGACGTAGACCGAATCGTCGCGGTCAACCTGGCTGAGCAGATCATCGACCCCGACAACCCCACACAAACTCAGATGCGCGTGCTGCGTTATCAGTATCGCATCGTGGGCGGTCGACGCCGAGTCACCAGCCAAGAAACAATCTACGAAGTTCTCGACTGGTGGAAGGGCCAGAGTCGCAAGAAGATTCGAGAGGTCAAGCCTGAGAAGGAGTTGCCTGCCCGGATCACGACGATCCCCGTCTACCACTTTAAGAACCAAGCTTGGCAAGGTGACCCGTTCGGCAGTTCGGAGATTCGAGGCTATGAGAGGCTTCAGGGCGGCATCAACCAGAGCGTCAGCGACGAAGAGCTCGCCTTGGCGCTCGAGGGTTTGGGTGTATACGCCACCGACTCCGGACCACCCGTCGACTCACAAGGTAACGAAATTGACTGGGAAATTGCACCAGGCCGGGTCATGGAGCTCGGTGCCGGTGGTCAGTTTCGACGAGTGGAGGGTGTCAACTCGGTCAAGCCCTTCCAAGACCACCTCGACTTCTTGGTTAACTCGCTGTACGAGACGTCTGCTACGTTCCGAAGCGGCGAGATCGACGCGCAGGTGGCTGAGTCGGGTATTGCCCTAGCAATCAAGTTCCTGCCTACTGCTGCCAAGCTCGAAGAGCGCGACTCGTCGGGTGTGGGGGTTCTAGAGCAGCTCTTCTTCGACTGGAAGGCATGGCACTTCGAGTACGAGAATGAGAACCTTGGAGAGGACGAAGTCAAGATTACCCTCGGCGAAAAGCTGCCGGAGAACAAGACTGACCTCCTCAACGTCTACAACAACCTTGTAGACCGCAAGGCCATTCCGAAGTCTTTCTATCGGGAACAGATCGGTGAGATCTACGGCATCGTTTTTCCCGACAACATCGACGCACTGCTGCAGAAGGAAGCCCAAGAGGCTTTCGAGGAAGCGCAGAAGCGAGCAGAACTGGGCGCTGTCCCCAATGCCAAGGGCAATGATGCGGATGGCAACCCGGTAAACAACAGCAACAACAAGAACCGCCCGAACGAGTCGGGGGGAACCGAAGCTAACAACAAGCAAACCAGCGCGTGATGCCTGGGGAAAGGGCCTGCGAGATGCAGACTACGCCGTGGTACCTCTTGGATCTCATCACCGGCTTCGACGAGGAGACGGACGAGACCGAAGAGGAGTCCGAGGAAGAAGAAGCCGAAGAGGAAGAGAACGACGACGAGGAAGAAGAGGAATCTGAATCCTCGGACGACAAGGCCAAGAAGGGCAAGCCCACTGAGGCTGAGGCACTTCGTGAGGCCCTACGCAAGGAACGCAAGGATCGCCGAGAGGCTCAGAAGAAGGCTCGGGAGCTCGAACGCGAGAAGAAGACCCGAGACGGTAAGGAAAAGTCTGCGGAGGAGCGGGAAGCTGCTGCGGAGGCCAAGAGCGAGAGGCTCGCAACAAAGCTGCGGGACACCGCAGTGGACAACACGATCACCAAGCTGGCAGCTAAGTTCAAGTTCCGTGATCTGGACGACGCGCTGCGTCTGATCGATCGGGACGATGTCGAAGTTGACCAGGACGAGGAAGACCCTGCTGACATCTCAGTAGATGAGGACTCGGTTGAAACTGCCCTCAAGCAGCTTGCCGAGAAGAAGCCTCATCTGCTCATCGGTCAAGGTGATGGCGAAGAATCGGGTGGCCGTTTCAACGGCAAGAAGAAGGCCAAGGATGGGCTCACGGACGAAGTACTGAGGGAACGATACTCAGCCCTTCGCCGTAGTTAATCCACCAACAACACTGTCCAGGAGGACCAATGGCAAGGATCGATAAGTACGATCCAGTCGGCGGCGGTTTCCGGGCACCTCTCGCTGCGGCCTACACTGGCTCAGCAGTCCCGCTTGGTGTGGGGCTGAACAGCAGCGGTCAGGTTGTCGCTGGAATCGGTGCTACTGGCATCGTCGGAGTTGTCTGCCTTCCGGGGAACCACCCGGCGGGAGAGGTCATCGACGTGATGAAGGACGGGGAGCTCGTGGAGTTCGCCGGAGTGGCGGGTACGGGCTACACGGCCAACACGACCACTGGCGTCATCACTTCTGCTGCTGCGAGCGCCTCGCAGATCGTGGTGGGCTTCACTTCGGAGGCCACTCGTCTCATCGTGGGGGTGTCTCGATGAATCTTCTCACGATGCCGCGACGGGGCCTGGGTGCTTTCGTCTTGGAAGAGATGGAAGAGCTCGGTCTTCTCAAGGGTTACGACAAGGGCACCAACGAGTTTGCCGACGTCATTACGCAGTCGGTCGATGGTGCTGATCTCAACGCAATGTGGCGGGAATTCCAACGTGCCACTGCGATGCTGAACAGCCAGCGGGATCCGCTGGTCAACCGCCTGACGTTCGATGTCACTGACCCCACCGAGCGAGTTCTGCTGCCGGTGAGCGAGGACTTCGAGCAGGCTACTGAGTTCGGAGAGCCGAAGGGCATCCGGCTCGGCACGCCATTCATCGCCGGCTACGACTTCGCGTGGTACGACATCGCCATCCGGTACACTTGGATGTTCCTGGCGGAGTCGACCTCCGAGCAGATCCGTGCGCTGAACGCTGAGGCACTCGAGGCTGACAACCGGCTCGTCTTCACGAAGGTCTTCAAGGCGATCTTCAACAAGGTGAACTCGTCAGCCACGATCAACGGTCAGAACGTGAACGTCTACCGCTTCTACAACGCTGACGGCACGGTGCCGCCTTCGTACAAGGGCACGACGTTCACTGGTTCCCACACCCACTACATCACTTCGGGTGCGGCGACCATCGACGCCGGTGACCTCAAGGACCTGGAAGACCACCTCTACCACCACGGTTTCCGGATGTCGCTGGGTTACAGCCTGGTGCTGCTCGTGAACCGCCAAGAGGGTGCGACCATTCGTACCTTCGTGGCTGGTGCTGGTGGCGCGCTCTACACCTTCATTCCTTCGCAGGATGTCGGTGGAGGCGTGATGCTTCCCGCCAACGGTGGGATCATCGGTCGTCCGACCGGTAGCCCGGGTATCCCCGGCATGATCGGCACGTACGGTCCCTTCCTCATCGTCGAGGAAGACTACGTGCCGGCAGGTTACGTCGTTGCACTGGCCAGCGGTGGCGACCGCAACATCGGAAACCCGGTGGGCATTCGCCAGCACGCTCGTCCTGAGCTGCGAGGTCTCCGCCTCATGCCGGGTCCGGGTCGTGACTACCCGCTCACGGACTCCTTCTACCAGCACGGTCTGGGAACGGGCATCCGGCAGCGCGGTGCTGGCGTGGTCATGCAGATCACCGTCAGCGGTACCTACACCACCCCGGCGGCGTACGTCTAGTCGCCCCATCAGCTCCTAGGGCTCCCGACCGATTCGACCCCCGCGTCGGTCGGGGGCCTCTAGGTGACAAGGAGATTCGATGGCTAACTTTGCACCGGATCGGCCAGGTTTTGCTGGGGCGAGCGTTACACTTCGCAACGCGGCAGCTGCCGATTCGTTCGATAACAATGGGCAGACTTTGCTCATTGTCCAGAACACTAGTGGTGGTGCGATTACGGTCACGGTAGACGACCCGAACTCGCAGCTCCCATCAGCTCAGACGTTCAACCCTGACGTTCAACGGTCCATCCCCAGCGGTACTATTGATGTCTTGGGGCCTTTCCCGCCCGGTCGCTTCAACGATACCAGTGGTCGAGTCCAGCTTGCTTGGGGCTCCACACCTGGTGCAACGCTGAAGTGGGGCGCAGTTTCAATTTCCTGAGGAGGAACAATGAGTCGACCGGTCGAAACGACGGACGAAGAGCAGAAGCCAGTCAAGTTCAAGAACCTCAGTGCCGAAGACCTTGCCTACCTCGCTCAGCGAGAGGGACTCCCGGGACGCGAGCTGCCCCAGGACATCAAGGAGAATGCGGGTGTG